AGCAACTTGTCATCCACATTCTCATTCAACGGACTGTTGTCCTTGAGATAAGTGGTGCTTATGAAATATACAAAGTTTGTCATTTCTTAATTCTCCTTAATAATTGTTGTTGCCAAATGTGACGGCATTGTGGAACATTCACATCTCTCACGGGGTCGTGATACCAACCACCTCGTCTTGACCAAACATCAATCTCCGTTTGCAATGACATTGCATCAATATCTGCACGAGAATACACGCGATTGCTACCAACTATTTGTTTGCAAAAATCACGCGATCCGTCTATGAGTATTCCACCTGATATTCCTGGTGCAAGTGCGTACTTGTAACGCACCACAATTTCGGTTTGTAACTGACTGATTTCATCCAATCCTTTTGGGGTTACTTCCAATCCTTGATTGTATCCTTTGATTAACTTGGCTTCGTTCAATTTTGCAATTGTATCAACTACGACTTGTGGATCAAGTTTGGTAATGTTAACAATATCGCCAACTTGCAAACCTTTGTTTTCCTTCAACACATTCAAGATGGCTGATTCAATCGCAGATGCGAAGTCAAACTTCATCGGTTCAAAGTTCTCCGCTGGTTCACCATACTTCATAAACACCGCCAAATCTCTTTCATCATCCCATCCAAAAGGATTTTGTGATGACAAGGCAACGGGTGCAACGGTTGGTTCAATCTCTTCAAATCCCAATTCTTTACGAGCTTCGTTCTGAGTCAATAGTCCAGCAGTAAACAAGGCAACATAGTCAACTCCGATTGGTGGTTTGTTAATGGTTTCTAAGCGAACTGGAGAGATGAACTCAAACAGGTAAGTGAAAGTATCATCAATCTTTTGTTGACGGGGTTCAATGTATGATTGTTGAAACATCTCATACGCTTCAATCATCTCGCTACGACCACCCAATTGACCCTCCACACGCACTCCAAAGAGCATTGGTGAGTTCACCTTGTGTGCAACGAATATCTCTTGTTGTACGGTCTTATTTAACAAATCAAATTGCTTGTCAAAGTCCGATGGTTGCAAGTTGGAAATGACTGATTCCTTTTCTTGTGGATCGTTGTATTGGATGATCAGTCCACCGGCATTGTCCGTGCCTTGATAGTTTTCCTTGAATCTTCTTGCAGTTGCACGAGCTTCTTCAGGTGTTGGGATTCCCTTGAATAACTGGATGTGTGTTTGTGCGGTGAATCCGTTTTTGATAGAGTTCAAATAGTAGTTTGAAATCTCGGTGTCAACCTCAATGTATTTTAATGCACCAACATAATCAGGCAAAGGATATTCTCCTTGTCCGGGACGATAGAATTGGCAATAATAAAGCGACTTTGATTCTCTTGTAGTTGCGTTGAATGGCTGATAGTGAACTTGCTCCGCTTTGCGGTCAGTCCAATCCTCGCAATACACATACTCACCTTCAAGTCCTTTGCGGATATTCTTGAAAGGAATGTGGTAAATTTCAGCAATTGCCGTCTTCGCCTTATTCCAAATTACCTCAAGGCAATAGCCATTGAACAACTCAAGGTCATACGCTATTTTACCTTTGACTTGGTCAAGGGTTTCGTAGCCGTTGATGGCTTTGATCTTGGCTTCGGCTTTTGCGATGTCAACGGTGTTTTGTCCAAATACTTTAGTGCCAACTCCAGATATATACGAAGCTTTTGAAGAAACGATTGCATTGTGTTTAGGGCTTTTGTTAAATAGTTCTATAAGAAATTCGGGATAGAGATTGTCCGCTCCGAAAGTGACATATCCCTTCGCCTTATTCTCTTTGAATACTGGCAAGACATTGTCGTGAAAATTAATTCTTTGGAAGATCATCTCTACTAAATAGCAATCATTCCTTTTTGTTAGAGAACTTGTCAATAGATGTGAATCCAAGACAAGCAATCACGATGAATTCTACTGCACTAACCAAATCGGGAGAAGGTACAATGTCAGCAGGACTAAGAGAATTGTGAGCCATAGTCCCAAACAAAACAAAAGCACCGATGATGCCAACGAATCTTTTGGATGATGCTTCCCCTTTGTCACCTTTGAAAAAATCTAAAAACTTCATATCTCGTTTGAGTTTAATAATGTGTAAGTGAATGAATTCCCGTGAAGTGCTGCGGCTTTTTTAACGATGACCATAAACTCGTCAAAGTCAGCTGACTTCTTGAACACCTGACAACCTTCACTCCAGTTCTCTACATAGGTAGAATCTGCACCGGCTTTGTGGATGTTGATTCCAAACACACCTTCTTGAATTTTAGACTCATCATAGGTCATATCCTTGTTGGCATCACGATACACTTTGACATTCTTCGCTTGTTTCAACGCTTCATATTTGCCTTGATGCAAACCGATAGCGTGTGAACCACGATATTGACCAGCAACCAAACGAGCAACACCAGCAGCGTTGTGAAATTCCTTCACGCCCTTTGTTCCTGGATCAGTTGTCGCTGCCCACTTTTTGAATACCCAAGCACCGTTGTGTTTGTAACTCAAAGTTAAAAAGTCATCAAATAGGTTTGTCACCTTGTTGCCGGTTGAACTTTGGCGAACACCGATGATGTTCAGATTCAATTCTCCGTCTGAGAAATAAGCGAATCCCTTCTTGATCATCGCAGCTTCAATTTGTTCTCTTGTCATCTTCCTTGTTTATTATATGGTTTACTTGACTTGTGTTTGTTTTTGTGCTTGGTATGTCTGCGGAGCTTATTCTTTGGCTTCGCTCTAAATGTGGATGTGTTGGTTGCCTTTGCCATTAGTTGTAGATGTATAATCTGAAATACTCAAAGTCCTCTTTACCACCTTCTTCAACATAGTTCAACCAAGCATCGTATGCCTTGCCTGATAGTTTCAATGGGGCTTCGCTTGTATCAAGTCCAGCACCAATCAGCTTGGCTGAAAACACTTCAACTTTCTTGGTCATCACATCAACCTTTTGTTCGGCAATGGCAACGGCTTCTTTTAACTGTGCTTTCTCTTCAACTTTCTCAGCGACCATCTTCTCACCCATTGCTTTTGCTTGTGCAGTTGCAACCGATGCCATCTCTAAATTCTCAGATATCTTTTGGAGCATCAGTTCCACTTCGTCAACAGGTACTGACTTGGTCTTTTCAATTGGTGTGGCAATAATCCCCACAAAAAAACAAGCGACAAAAAGCAATGTGATGTGTTTCATAGTTTTTTCATTGTATTCATTATCCGAATCTCCGTGATGGCTGATGCCAATGCAGAATCCGAACGCTTCAGGGCGTAGGTCAATCGGTCAATCTTAATATCAAGTTGATCTATCTTGTGATTACTCTTTTCAATTTGTTCTTTATACCCCGAACGAAGGTCAACATACAAATAAGACACAGCCACAAGCATACAAAAAGCCACGGCAGCAATTGGATTTTTCTTAAATTGGTCAAACGATACTGGAAGTGCTGAAGGTTTTTTGATAGTAGATGCCACGCAGACAAATAGAAAATCAGTCGTTGTGTTGCTTTTTGTCTTTTTCCATAAAATACTGATCAACGAAGAACACAATTCCAAATAATAACAATGCAACCATCGCTGCTGCGAAGATGCTGACGATGTACATTTCTGCTATCTTTTCCATTACTTTTTATCTGCCATATGTTTCACACCCATAATCGTTCCTATGATTGAGAAGGAGTTAGTCAAGATGATTCCAAATAGATTGCTCCAGGTAGTTTCAATGATTGTAGAATTTAACCCTTTACTGATGACATACAAATAAAGTATAGTGGTCAAGATACAAACCGCACCAATCACCGACAATGCGACCTTCACAATCAATCCAATCAATTCAAACTGAGTGCGTTTTTGTAGTGATTCCAAATCCTCAACCGCTGCGTTCTTGAGCATCTCAGATTGTGCAAGTGATTCTTGCAAATCTATCATCAACTTCTCGCGATCCGCTTGGCTTTCAATTAAGTCCTTGTTTTGAGATTGGACTTGTTTGGTAATCTCTAATCGTTTCCGTCTTGTTTCTTGATCACGCTGCTTTGCTTCATCAATGTATCTTTGGAATTCCTCATCCGTTGTTTGGATGACTTTCAAGACATTGCCCTCTAAACCAACCTTTTTTGTTTTCCATAGGTTGAGCAGTTGTTGGGCAGTATCATTGCTTAGAATCACTTGTATACCTTAAATGGAGCAGTTTTATTCTTGTACCCTTGATAATCTCTGCGAAAGGATTCCAATCTTGGCTCAATCTCATCTGATTTAATAATCCAAAACTGAGCTCCAACGGATTTCGCCTTGTCAATTTCTTGTTTATCGTCTGAACTGGAGATGATTCCGATGACAACCCCGTTGCCGTACTCCGTGTTTATTTTCCTAATTAACTCAATCCCATCAAACGAACTGCCGATGATGTTCAAATCCACAAACACGCATTCGGGGCGTTCTTCATCAAGCCCTTCATTGAACCACTTCTTAAATAACCTATCGGCTTCGTCTGAAGATGTCAAACTTTGCAGGGAAAGTGTGATGTCCAGCAACGAGCAAGAATCTTCAAAAACCAAGTGGAACAAATCCTCGTCATCTACAAGCAATATGGAATTAATCATCGTATTTTTATCTTTAATTTTGTACCTATTTCTAATTTCTCAGCAGTTACCGGGAATTTGTGTTCATCCATTATCGCAATACAAATGTTCAAACCCAATCCGCTTCCAGCTTCTTTCTGCCCTTCTTTTCGTTTATACGGTTGCGACCATTGAATCAAATCCTCTTGACTCATTCCACGACCATTGTCAACGATGCAAAGATAGTTGTCCTCCGCAAATATGCGAATCACCTTTGTTGAACTATCGTTGTACTTTAACCCGTTTCTGATTAGGTTATCAACGGCAGTACAAAACAACGACTCGTTCACTGCAATAATGGGTAGTTCTTCAATGACAACTTGCTTTTCATAACTGGTACTGCTCAGGTAACTGATAAGTATTTCACGCAGATCAAACTCATTCTTTTCAAGTTGTGCATCTGCCTTCACAAGGTTCGTGAATTCTTTCACTCCCTTGTACACTTTTTGTGTGTGGGTCAATCCCTCTTCAATCATTCGCAAGGGTGCATCAATCTTTAACTCCTTGATTTGCTCTTCAGACAATCTGCGTTTTAACGAACTCAATCCACGAGGAATGTATGTGTTGATTCCTGAGTGCATATCGTGTCGGAGAATCTTCGCAGCGTGTTCCAAATAGGAATTCTTTTTGTTTACATCCGCTTCAATTATCTTCTTGTCGGTGATGTCGGTTGCAATCAGCATCACTTTGTAAACTTCACCGTATGGATCTTTGATGGGGTTGTAGTTTGCAAATAACCATATCACCGAACCATCTGACTTCAATCTTTCATATTCTCCTTGCTTGAATCTTCCGACTCTGAGTTGATTCCAAAATGAGTTGTATTCGTTCGCATCTACATCACCGACCAAAACTTTGTGGCGTTGTCCAATTATATCTGCATAGCCAAATGATGTGTAAAACTTTGAATTTGCTTTTCGGATAGTTCCGCTTTTGTCAAACTCCAATACGATGTTACTGGCATCAATGGCGTTGAATGTATCGTCAATGCTTTGGAATTTATGTCGTGCTTTTCTGACAAACTCAATCACCACAAAATAGAAAAAAGGCATAAAGGCAATAATTGACCAATAGCCAAAAAGAGCCGATTTATAGGTCGGCTCAATGTATTTGAAAACA